CCATCCTCGATGGACTGGCGCAGGTGCGCGTCCATCCCGGTGTTCGTTGCGGTCCTGATCTTCACGGCATCGGGGTCCATGCCCACGGGCACCGCGGAGAACTCCACGAGTTGCGCCCGCGTGATGATCGAGCTGAACTCGTTGAGCGTGGGCATCGACTTCGTCTCGGCTGCGGTGGGCTTCCTGGCCTCGACTACATTGAAGCCCACGCTGCCACCAGGCATGAAGCCAGCCTGCACCATGTCGTGCGCGATGTCGTTGAACGGGTTGACACCCTCGGGGGTGAACTCCGCGTCTCCGCTCAGGGCACCCTTGACTGCGCGACCCTTCTTGAGGCCACTCATGCGGCCCAGGGGCAGGCGGTCATCGCTGGCGTTGTGACCGAACAGGAACGGCTGCTGCCGCTTCTTGAAGTCATCGAGATCCCAGCCGTTTACCTTGACCACATCACGGAAGAACCCGACAGGGTTCTCGGTGGACATGACATAGGTGAAGGTGCGCTCGGCCTTGGCCTTGGGCGTGTCGCCGCTGGCACGGGCAACGAACGATCCCTCGTCCATGCGGAGCTTGCGGAGATCGTCGGGGGTCACCCCGCTGCCGCGCAGTTCGTCAAGGGTCAGGTCGGGGCTGGTCAGCCTCTGGGATAGGTCGGTGAACTTGCTCATGGTCTAGTCCTCTTCGGTTGGTAGGGCGCGGCCCGCGGGGATAATGTCACAGCGGCAGTTGATGATCTGGTCGGCATCGCCCCTTGGGTCGAGGGGGTAGCGGAGCCCGTTCGCGAACGGCGTTCCGATGGGCACCACCACCTGATCGAGCGCGAGGTGGGAGGGTCGCACAGCCCCATCGTGGCGGGACATCCAGCGCAGCTTCGTCACGCCGCTCGCGCTGTACTGAGCGTACTTGGCCGCCGTCCGCGAGGACGCGACCTCGGTGTGCGCGATGGTCGATGCTCTGGCTTCCTTGGTCCCGAAGACCAAGCGCAGATCCTCGGTCAGCGCGGGCAGCTCGTCCTTGATAAGCACACGCAGGGCAGCCTTGCCATCTGCCTTCGCCAAGTTCTCGGCGATGACCTGGCGCATCCGTTCGGCGAGCCGTGAGGACACGCCCTCGGTGAGCTTGATCTGCTGCGAGGAGAGCGCCTCGAACACGGTCTTGTCGGACATCTTGAGCAGCGCACCGCCCGCCTCGGCGTGGGCCTCGGTCAGCGAGGCCGCCCAGACATCGCGCATCACCTTCCGAATAGCCAGGTCGAACTTCCCAGCCCACTCGGCCTCGTTGAGCAGCATAGCGTCGAACGCTTCGTCGCTCAGGTTCTCCGGGTCGAACTGATCGTCGAGGATGCCGCGCAGGTTCTCGGCCACGAGGGCACGGCCACCGTTGGCAATCCTGCGGAGCTTCGCCATCTGGGCATCGCCGTACTGGCCGAGCCACTTGTCGGTGCGGGCCTGGAACAGCTTGAGCAGATCCTCGATCTCGGGCGAGTAGGCGCGAGTCTCAACCTCGTCGCCCTGGCGGTCAGCCGCGGGCGCGGGTGCTGGTGCCTCGGGCTCGAGCTTGGTGCCACCCTCGACCACCGAGGCGAGGATCGCACGGGCTCGGGGGAGGTCCAGCGGGAACGCGGCCACGATGACCTGCTCGGCTGCGGCCTTGGGCATCTCGCCCATCGACACCGCCAGCACCAACTCCTTGAGCTGGGCCACCTGGGCACCGTTGAGGGACTCGGAGGGCATGGCCGACTGCTCGCCTTCTTCCTGTGCACCAAGCTCGTTGAGGTTCGTGGCGACGAACTTGCGGTCGCCGTCCTCGAAGGGGTCGACCTCAAGGCCGAGGCGTTCGAGCATCTCGTTGGCGCTGATGCCTGCGCCGGAGCCTGCGATGTCGGAGGCCAGCTTGAGCTTGTCGCTGATGTTCTCGCGCAGCACCTCGATGCTGGATGAGTCGAACGCGGGGACCAGTTCGGCAGAGCCAGGGACCAGACGCTCGTAGCGGTGGAGCAGCTTGCCGCCGACCGCGTCAGCGGTCAGGGAGGCCAGGGACAGGATGCCGTTCGGCCCGGTCCACATCTCGCGATGAGCCGTGTCCACGTTGTTCATTGTCGCCGCGTCATAGATGCCGACCACGGGGGGCGGGACACCGAGGGCAGCAAGGATCGAATCACGCAGCCATGCACTCAGGGACTCGTAGGCCATGTCGCTGGGCTTGACGGGGTTGGGGATGAACTTGGCACCGCGGTCCAGCACCTTGATCCTGCGGGCGTTCTCAGCGTTGCCGAACTCGTCCTCGGCAGCGGCCTGTCTGCGCTCCATCTCGTCGATGTGGAGCTTCTCCTCGAAGATCAGGAAGCCACCTGGGTCGCCGTTGTTCCGCACCGCGCCGTCCATGTACCTGAACGCCTGGAAGTACAGGTCGATCTCGCGGGCTGCGCCACGGACATCGCCGAGGCCACGCACGAGGTTGTACGGGTCGTAGTCCTTGAACTGCACCACCGCGGCTCGGGGCCAGGTGACGGACTCGCCGCCGCTCTTGACGGCGTAGCGATACGCCACAGGCCAGCCGCTCGGGCCAGTCTTATGCTCGACCAGCTCGCCGCGGACGGGGATGATCTGGGCCGGGAGTTCGAGGAGCTGATCCGTGACCTCATCGACGCGGACTGGCCCACCGTTGGCGTTCGCCAGGAACCAGAAGCTCTCGCCGTCCAGCTTGAAGTTGGTAGCGTGGGCCTGCCACAGCTCGCGGCCCGTCATGTGCATATTGGGGCGGGCCAGCAGGCGCAGGAGCGGGTGGTCCTCGACCACGCTGCTCTCGGCAGACCGGGGCTGGCCGTCCCAGAGTTCCAGGTCCAGGCGCTGGAATCCAGACGAGATCGCCTTGATGCCAGAGCGCACCCACACGTTCTCTTCGTAGGGCCTCTCAGAGGTCTCTCGCTGCGCCAGGGATGTTCCGAGGCTCATTATGCGCGGAGAATCAAAAGCGTCAGAGCGGACGCTCACGCCGGGGTAGGTGCCACCAGCCGAGCGGCCATCCTCGCTGAAGAACCTGCCGCCGCCTCCAAACATCGCGGGGTCAGGCAGGACCAGGCCATCGGCACCGGGCACCGAGCGGACACGCATACCCACGCCTGAGGCGAGGGACTTCGCTCGGACGGGACTCTTCCACTCTCGATCTTGGCGGGCATTCGTCAACCGAGGAAGTCTACGGGCCGGGTGCGCCACAGGATAGGGCCACAAGTTGCGGTGGAATGCCCCTGGGAGCGGGGTGCCTCAGGAGCGGGGCGATGCCGGGGACTTTTCCACCCCTCGGTGTTGACTGCCTCCAGGCAGCGGGGGAGACTGAAGGCATGGAATGGAATACCAAGCGGGGACAGCGCAGCCGATCCACCACGCGCCAGCGGCGTGACCACATCCTCAAGGTGCGCCTGAGTCTCGAAGACCTGGACCGCCTCGCGCTGGGCAAGGGTAGCTCCACGCTCTCGGCCTTCATCCGAGACGCTGGGCTCAAGCTCGCAGATCAGCGGTCGATCCCGACCAAGACCGACAAGCCATAGAGCCCGATGGTCGTTGCGTCTGCTCCAGACGGTGCGACCCTCGTGATCTGGAGGCCCAGGGACTTGACCGTGGTGGCGGTGATGTGAGCGTTGGGGATGGTCAGCGTGTACCTGAATGCCTTGCCCGCGGTCGTGGGCACCGCCAGGTCCGCGCCGTTGACCGTGGCAGTGGCAACCGTTAGGTCGGTGTTGGCCGCCGGGTCAGATGCCACCAAGGCCACATCGAAGCCCACGAACTTCGCGGCCTCGGCTGCTGTGGTCACCAGATCGAGCTGAAGAACCGGGTCCACATCCCTGGCGACTCGATCATCTATCACCCAGGTCGGCAGGATCACATCCGTGGCCGTGAAGCTCAGGGTCTTCACGAGCCCCTGCTGCGCCGCCGTGGGCGGGTTGGTCGCGTCCAGCGTGTCCCTGAACTCGATGGGCACCACGCGGGTGGCGGTGCCATTGAGGACGGTACGGGTGGCGCTCAGGGTATCGGTCCCTGCGATAACTGTGTAGGTCATGCCCCTAGTCCTAACCGCCGGGGAGGGGCGAGTCAAGACCCAACGAGCGGAGGGACTGGCACCCTGCGGATGTCAGCCCCTCCTAGAGAGAGTCGGCTCAGGCTGCTGCTGGGGAGCGGGAAACCGATTACCACAAAAGAAAGACCCCACCCCAGCGCAGGGACGCATCCTAGAAGAACTCCTCCTCCGGGTCAAGTTCGGCTTCGTATTCCATCAGCTCCTGCTCCACCGCCTCGACGGCAAGCTGGGGGAAGTTGGGCGGCAGGGTCGCCACATCGTCATCGTCCCAGGTCACTCCCTTCGACTCGAACCACTCCGCGAAGACGGCGATGAGTTCGTG